GTTTCCCAGTCACGATCCGGGCAGGTAGGGGGTGTGGTCTATATATCCTCTCCTGATAGCTGTAGATGGATGGCTGCCTATCCTGACAGTATAGCAAGCCCCCTTTAATGGATGGATATTCTCTATTCATCTAGGGCCTATGTCCCTTTTATCCATTAATTATGGTTCAACCATAATCGTTTTCATAGATTGATAGGGCCTATGTCTATTTATTTAATGATTCAATTAATAAATAAGGGTTATCCCCTCCCTATAATTGATAGTGAAATAGAGTGATTCTGGCTTGTTATCGTTCAACTAAGAGATGAACTGTCTTTTAGTGAGGTATGATTCTGAGTATGGGAATTCCTTGTTCAGAAAATAAGAGGAATTTGTTCAACACTTTTATTGACATGTTGAACTAAATGGTATAGATTAATTGAATCATAAGCATGGAGTTCGCTTCACAAATGCTTTTACATAGACTTTAATGGTTTCTGTCATGGAGTTTCTTGATCTAACTGATTTACTGAAGGTAGAGGATGGGAAGTATGCTTCCTTTAGCCGTGATGAGATAGATGCTTTGGTCGGCCTTTGCTCCGGCGAGCGTCGGGTTTCTACTGGCTTGCTCACTATCGCTTTCGAGAACAAGCTTGAGCACTCTACTAAGCAACAACTTGAACACCGTCTTTCTTTGGTCGGCCTCGGCGTGAAATTCGGGCAACACTTCTCTACGTTATGGCAAAAGAAGAACAAGAACTAGAGCCGCTTTACTTCAAAGTTTACATGCGGATAAAGGGAGAGAGGAATTGGAAATTCTCATACATCTGGCTTGGATCGCATGAAGGATCAATAGCTTTGATGAAAAAGCTGAACGGGCCTAAGCAAGGCACCGAATACGAGATGAGGATTACAGACAAAGCTACGGCTATGCCGCTGCTGCAATCAAAGAATGAAAAGTAACATCAACTGGAATCTGGATATGAATACTCAAATTTGCTTGGATAGAGTTGAGGCTCTTATAAGGGCTGATAAGCATGTCTGGCAGCCGGAAGAGATTGAGGGCACAATCAGAAATGATGAAATCAAGTCTGAGAGCGACGCTATGAGGCATACTATGGGCGAGATAAACGATGCTCTTGATATTATCGACGATCAACTTGCAGGCAATCTATCGCAGTCTCAGCGAGTTTTTCTTCAGATTTGCAGAAATCACTTAGCGCGTTCCCTCGTCACAATCTCCCTCAGAGAAGACTTTGACGACAGTGAATTCCACTCGCTTATTGGCGACTACTTCTCGAAATCAACGCAAGCAAAATGAAGACGTTCAGAATACTTGAGAAGAACGACGAAATGGGGATTAAATGGAGGTTCTCTCACAACTGGACTGGTTGTGAGCATAAGCTTTCAGATCACTTGGAAAGAATGAATCTTCAGCCAGGTTGGATGTATAAGCTCGGAAAAGGCCAGGCAAAATGGAAAACGGGAAAGGCAAAACCTTCTACCGGAAGTCCCTAACTCAATTTATGGTTCAACCATAAAAATGAAAGCGAACTACATAGAGCACATAGCAGCTTTAGGCATCGAACAGTATGACTTCCAACCTTGGGGAGGTGCAGCCAGTCAGGATTTCGCATGGGATCGTCATGCCTTCAAATTGTCATGCCAAAACATTGGCCAGAGACCATGCTGGATTGAATGCGAGGTTCTTGATTCCATCCGCTTTCAAGCAAGCGCATTCCCTTTTACCGGCGCGACTAAGCGGCATATCATTTCCGCGCTCTTCTCTGACTTTGGAGTATCTCACGTTTGGTGCAATGGCTTCGTTATCGTGCAAAGAATTTAGTTGAACTAAAAAAGTTTTAAAAAACTGTTGACTTTTCCCCTCGGTTGTTTTATAGTTCCCTCATAGTCGCAATTGAATTTCCCCGCGACTTCACATTTTAACACTTCATTGTAGAAGCGATGAGAAATTACGCTACGGAAGAAGAATTCATCCAAGGGCAGCTTGGGCAAGATAGAACTGAGTGCGTCGAAGCTCTGCTTAACTCAAGCGAATGTCACGTTCACCCAGACTGGAGCGATGTTCAAAACTTAACTATGGATTCGCCCGAAGACGTTGCGGCTTGGCGCGAATCCGCTGATCTAGTCCATCCTGAAACCGAAGCCCTTTACGACGCGCTCACTGAAGACTCTGAGCGGCTTGAGTTTGCTATTAATTGCGGATTCGAGCCAGCGCAAAAAGAAGTTCATGCTTGGATTCAGATTGGCGATGAGCTTGCAGAAATGTTCCACATTATGTGCGGAATTGTCACGGTAGAGTGCATGGGTGCAACATATTGGGGCAATACTGAGGAGGGCGTTTCAGGCCGCGATTGCGAGCAGATCAAGCTGGCTGCCGAATTGTGGATAAAGCGTTGCCGACTTCAAAGAGAGCTTGACGGGATCGAGCGCGAAATCATTTGTCAATGTCCACTGATAGAATCGATGCTCGAAAATGAATCTTCAGATTCATGCTACGGATGGGATAGCGTGGAAAACTTGGAGGATAATCGCTCCGTAACAACGATTGACTATCTTGAGAGCGGCCAAAGCGGTTTCGATGAAGAATCGGAAGAATGGGAGGATTTCCTAAAAGCCAAGGAAGACGACGACGACGACGACCTCCTTGAAATAGCTGAGGAATACGGGTTTGAGCCTCAGCAGCACGAGATTTTCTATTGGCTTCGCGTTGAGTGCGCTTTCTACATGGATTTGAAGCGTTGGGGGCTTCCGGTCTTGTCTGAAGGACAAAGCTATTGGTGGGGGCGCACTACTTACGGGCAGCCAATTCGTCAAGATGGCGAGATCATTCAGATTGCCGAGGAGCGTATAGCTAAGAGGGCGGAAACATGCAAGAAATCGACATAAGCGAATTTGCTGCAAGATCGCAAACAAAAAGGCTCTCTAGGCTCGACAGAGCTAGGAGGAAGCTCTTTTATCAGGAAATCGGATACGCAACGGTTCTCGTCGATCCTGTAGACCTTATAGAGCTATTCACGTTCATTAAGATGGACGGCCTTCCTATATTCCAAAGATTTCTTGAAGCTTGCTCTGAACTTGAGTGCGACGGATACTTTTGCGGCATCACAAAGTCTCAAATGGCGGTTGTGAGAAAACTACATCCAAACGAAAAAACAGTATTCGATAAATGAAGAAGAAGGATTTTATAGCGAAAGTAAAAGAAATTGGCTTTCACGAAGGCGGGATTCGCAATGTCCTGCACAAGGGAACTTCAAGCATTGATCTTAGAAGCCCTCAAACATGGAGATTCGTAAGAACGATTGACGGCGTTACGCCCCGCGTAGGCTCTAGCTACACAAGCACAGAGATTTCAATTGTTCCCAAAGAACATTCTTTAGACTACATCATCTCTTGGCCCAAGTGCAACGCTATGGACTACAGGCAAACAATCGAATTCAGCTTTGAAATTGATGATGACGGAAATACCATCTTTGGTTGAGATTGCTTTCGCCATTGTCGGCTCCGGCGTCATAACATTTATGCTAAACCTTTATTCAGGAGAGTTGTGGTAGTATCATTTGAAATACCGATAAAAAGACTAGTGCTTGTCGAGGGAGTTAGCGAAGACGATTTCCACAAAGTTTACCACGACCTTGTGAAAGAATGGACTGGCGTCTTGAGCGTAAGAAAGTGCTCAACTGAAGTAACTCTTAGGGACACCCTTGTAACAATCGTTGACTTTGGAGAGTGCGAATTTCAAGACATTAGAATCTCAATTTGCAGGCGGATAATTGCGACTTGCATATGGCAGGTCTGCAAGTCGGGAGAGTTGACGATAACCCAAACCCAAGTCTGCTATGAGCAACCCTTAATTTAAGCCATGAAAAAGAAGCCGTATAAAATCCAATTCAATGCACAGTTCGATGACTCAGCGCCGAATTCAGGCGACTGGTTCTGGTGGACTGGCAGCGAAGAAACCGTCTACGAAGAGCCCGAAGACGATTTACACAAGTCTCAGGCAGAATACCTCGACGCAAAAGAGGCCCTAGAAACCGCTGCTTTCGTCCTTCATGGAATGCAGGGATCGAATCAGCCTGGAGTGAGGATAGTCAACACGGAAGGCTCTGAAGACGAGGTTGAGCTGGTGGTGTTCCTTCCTCTTCGCGGTTATGGCGACTTCAGTATCGTTTATCTGGGCCTGTGCGATGTAAGGGGCCAAAAGCTCAGAGCAACAATCTTTGATTGAAATGCCATACTCAATATCCATAACGAAAAATTTCGATCCTGCTTTCCCGCTACGAGCGACTTGGAAAACCTTTGATTGCAGCGATGCAGATAAAAGCAATTGGGGAACTGTTGAATCAGGCCAGCAGATTGAAAAATTCGACGATCCAAAGGATGCGGCAAGTGCTGCGGGAGATGTCTTGCGCATGATGAATATCGTCGAGCTTGATGAGGATACTTCAAAGAATGCAGTAGCCGTTATGATTAATCACGGAGTTTCAAGCAATTTCGTTACGGTCTCGAACTGCCCGAAGAGAGACAATAAATTTCGTCCTCAAGTTGTTCATTACGCATTCGGAGGGCCTTCAATCAACCTTAGTCCGCCTACTGTTCTGCCATGAGCGATCTAAAATTCACGCTGAGATATTGCGTAAATATAGGCTCTTCGCCCTATTACAGGGATATTGGAGAAGAGAGGGAATTTGACTGCATAGTCCTAGCGTTTGAAGAGGCTTGCAGATTCATTATGGACATTGCCTCAAAAGAACTAGGAAAGTCGCCTAAAGTAGAGGTTCTGTGCGGAGATGATTGCGAGGTCGTGCTTTCCGTTAGTAGGCTTATAGAGGATACAACTCCATTAAAAATAAGATACCAGTTCTCTGAATCAACTAGCTTCGGTGATACTTTTTTCAGGGATCAGTTCGACTCAATTTGCGCACAACAACACAAGCCTACAGAAATACAGAGGATCAACTCGGCATGAATGAAAAGGAACATGACTTGCAGAAAGCTGACTTCGCTAAGGCTAGGTCTTTCAAGAACGCGCAGGGCGACAGTCTTGACTTCTTTCTTATAAACTTCGATATTAACAGCGGAGATCACATTTCGCTGTTCTTAAAGAACAATGAGGGAGTTGGCCTCTTCCTTGAGTTTGAGAGGAGCAATGGAATCTCTTGGAATCTGTTCTGGTCTCTTTCCATTGAGGGAATAGGGCACCCTTATCCAATCAAAATAGAAGAAAAGATAGCTTCAATCTCTTTGGTTCAAACAACGTTTTCAATCATGGCTCGTGTCGCGCTACAGTGTATAAACGAATCATCTGAACGACACGAAATAAGGAGTATATTCATCAATGACAACTTTCAGTCTTAAAGAAGGAGAGAAAGAATACTCTCAAACGAAGTCAATAAAGGAAGCGCGGCAATGGCTTTCTCAGCGTGGCGAGGACGAAAGGAGCGTCGTCCAGAAATTTTCAGCAACGAAGTGGGAGCTTATCGCAAACACAAGCGATGATCTTTTTTCGATTCCAAAGCTTTCGAGAATGAGAAGGCTCGACAGCGAATCTATGCTTAGGGCGACATTTAAGTTTAGAGAAAAACGCGGCATCAGAATGTCAAAATATCTGAGGCGCGATAGCGATTCCTACATGTGCCACAATGGACATTCAGTTTGCGCCGTGCTCCTTGGCGATGGGCCGCCAATTCCTAAGTTTTTCAGCAATAAGAAGGAGTTAAAAAATCCCCTTGAAGATATTGCAGAGTTTCCAGACATACACGCTTACCTGAATGGCATAAACTCCTGGAGTAGACAGATTGAATTCGACATACCAAGACTTTATGAGTGCGTTCAGATTTCTCTCAAATCTTGGAATGCGTCTGGAATAACAGAAAAGCCAAGGGCAGAATTCATCGAGAGTATCAGGGGAATTCAAACAAGATTTGATGGCGACGACAGCGAGGGCAGGAGCGTTGCATTCGATCTTACAGCGGGCGTGAATGAAGAAACGGCTGTAAATATAGGGACGTTCTCTCTGCAAGACGTTTCAAACGCGATGGAGATTCTTTACAGGCTGGGCGACTCTGAAGGCTTTCTAATGACTGCTAAAGATTTTACTGGAACGAAAGTTCTGATTCTAGGCACGGATAAATGCAGAGTGATTACGGCGAGTTTTCAAGAGTGACTGACTGCTTTGCGGTTTTTAAGCACGTTTACCGTTTTACAGGCCCCATAGAAGGCGACGTTACACTCGCTAGGGACTCTGGCGGGAAGAGAGTTTTCAGCCGGAAGAAGAAGGAATTCAAGACTCTCAAAGATGCTTTCTCAAGCAAATGGGAAGGCGTAACATGCCAGTATTGGTATACATGCTTCTGCTATACTGAGCCCGACGCCAAAAAGGCCGTATCTCATCTTGCAAGCCTCGACGAAGACATTGATGAATCCGACTTCACAATAAGGCATTCAGAGCTAGTTGAATTTTATTGAGATTATGGTTGAACCATAATCTAATTTGAAATCGACAGTCGATCCCGTCATTCGGCAGCAAGCTTAGATTTGTCTATTTGCATTTCAGACATTCTGCTCTGAGCCTCTTTTACTTTGTCAGTCCCAAAGACCTGCTTCATCAAATCATTATAAGCTTTAAGCTGCCTTAAATAGGTCGTCATGTTTTCCTCTGTAACCTCAACGTCTTCCAATACTACTGAGGCCTCGGAAAGCTTCTTCATTAATATGCTGGTGTAGTGCTCGGCGGTATTAGCCCATAGCCGCATCATTGATTCCTTCCGTATAGACTTTATGACGGCTTCCTTATTGGCTTTCCAGTTGCCTCTGCGAATCTTTGATCTCAGAGTATGCTCATTTATATCGAACGTCTCACATATAAATTTCACCTCGCCGCCAACCGGATGGAAGAGGTAATAGTGAGCCTCGACAAGGCTCCAGTCCACGTCTATTGTTGGAAACTTGTTTCTAGGCATACACGAAATCAGGTTTACAGTCCATCCCGCCGCTTAAACGATACATGTTCTGTATCTCTTCCCAGTTCTTATCCATGACTCTCTCCTCGACCGTCCCTACAGCGTAAACAATCCTGCTTGTAGTAAGAGACGGCTCGTCGGCTCCTGGCCTTGGGGCTCGGCCCATAGACTGAACTATGTGAATTGGGTCTTCCGCTGGAAATATTATGCTAAACCTTGGGTGCTGGCCATCCATGTCTTGCAGATTGAGTCCCGCGCCTCCGCTAGCTATATTGCATATAAGAAGACGTGAACGGTTGGATTGAAATTCATCCTGCATGACTTTTTTCTGCTTAGGATTCAAGCTTCCGTTTATATAAGTTTCGCAGTTAAGTCGCTCTAGGCAACATTTTACAGTCTGCTCAAAGCATGTAAATACTATCACGCTATAGCCCTCTTCCAGTAAGTCACTTACCCAGTCAAAAATAAGAGGAAGCTTTATTAGCTCAGTCCTTTGCCTGGCACGCATTCTGATAGTCAACTCTGATTTTCCATCACTGCTTTCTGCAAGCGAAAGCTGCCTCAACTCAAGCTCCATCTCAGAGTAAATCTTTTCAATTTCTCTGGTCTCCTTCTCACCAAAATTTAGTGCAACCGGCTGATTGTCCTCTTCAGGAAAGCCTGGTATCTCGGACTTAGATATTCTGATACCCCTTTTGGGAAAGATATGAGAGCTTATTGCGGAAAGAATAGCATCCGCGTGCTCTCTCACCTTAGTAAATACAAAACCCCTACCGGGTATATGCTTGCATCCGTTCCTTAAAAGAAAGTCACGCCACTCTAACCTGCCTTGATGAAGCCCTAATAGGACACCGCTGGCATACATCTTGATCGGGCTTTTTGCCAATGTGGCCGTCAATATCATAACCTTGCAAGGCGCATTGATAAGACATGCTGCCATATGGGCGGCTTGGCTATTTTCTCCAGATGCTTTCTGAAACTCATCAAGGATTACAAGAGCATCTTCGGGCAGGCGCCACCTAAAGAAATTGGTTCTCTCCCTCTTGTTCTGGCCCGTCCTAAATGTAACTACGTGCCGGAATCCAAGTCTCTTCGACTCAGCTTTGGCTGATTTCTCGTCCCATTCTCCGGCCTTGAGAACTATGAATGTCGCTGAGCCCGCCGCTTGATATTTTTTAAACACTCTGTCTGAAATCTTCTTTCCATCTACAAACCTTTTAATTTCTTCAGACTTTTTTTCCTTATATTCAAACTCTCCGAATTCTGACTTGCCGAGCTTGCATGACTCCCAACTAATTTCTCCATAGGACTGCATCCCTAGAGAGTCCATTGCGTCTCTCCATTGATGCTTTACAGATACAGGGCATATCACGAATGGAGTAAGTCCCATTTCCCTAGCCACCGATAAGGAGACGAAAGTCTTTCCAACGCCTGTTTCACTGGCGTCTACGGTGACTTTTCTGTTCGAGAGGACTGAGATATGATGAGCTATCTGCTTTGGCTGCCAGAAGAATTTATCAAAGTTGGCATCATACTTTAACGCAACCTCATCAGTCGGGACTGTTAAATCAGGGATTTCAAATATCTCACTGTCAGACCTGTATCTAAGGTAGATGCTATCCTTTATTTTCCTGAAAGAGAACCCCGCTGCAAGGAACCTTTGCCGAGATTTTTCAGGAAGACTCTTAAAGTCTGATCTAAATTCCTCTGTAGTGAGGCAGTCGAAGCAAAAAACAGTGCCGTCTTCCGTCTCGACTGCCTCACACTTTGGAATCTCCATCCGCATAGATCAAGTGATCTTGTCCTGGCAAATCTCCTCGGCGGAATCGAACACTTCAATTTCGTGCCACTCTCCGCTCTGGAAATACATGAGCCCCTGCTTCACGTCGATAATTGAAAGCGTGCCCTCAGACGCCTTGGTGGTAAGCTCGGTCGTGAGATCATTCCTGGACTGCATCCATCTCGCCTTTCCGGTCTCCGTGCAAACGATGAGAAGGTCTGCTTCGAGCCCGACGGCGGCTTCTCGTTCCGGCTTGCCGGAATCCTTCTTCTTTTCGGTCTTGCCCTTCGTCACCTTCGTTATGGCCGCTTGAATGTCCATGAATGTAGGCTCATCCTCGTCGAAGTCATCTCCCGACTTTTCCTTGCGCTCCTGATACGATTGATAAGCCTTGATCTGGGCAGCGGTTTCCTTCGCGGTCTCCCTGACAAAGAACGAATCGACTGGATGGCTGGCCTCAACGAGGCTCTTGATCTCCTCAAGAATCCTCATTCCTGACTCGAAGTCGATGCCGTCCCGCATGAACGCCTCCTTGTAGTAGGTGTAAGGGAATCCGAACTTCGTCCTGTCCTCGACGTTGGGGATCATCTCGCACAAGTGGATCGACTGGTAAACGGAGGGTGCGCTGATTCCAAAGGCTTCGCATACAGCCTCTATGCAACCCCTCTTTTGGATACCCAAGCTCTCCGCCCTGTCGCGCAGGAGTATTCCAGCCTCGCCGTAACGCCACGGCGCAGTATGCTGCTGCTGGGCGAGATAGGCAAACAGACCTACCATCTCCTTGCGAGTCAGCTTCTCCTCGTTCTTGACAGTGATAGACACCGCTCCGGTGTCGAACGCCGACTCAACCAATTGCTCAATTGTCTGGCTGCGATACTCGTCAACCCCGCCGTCTTGGACTATCTGGAGCGAAAATGCCTTCTTGCCCTGCTCGACTTGCTGCTTCTCAAGCTTCTTCCTCTCGGAAGAGAACTTCTTTGCAGCCGTCAAGGCGATCCTCTTTGACCTCTTCACGCCTTTGGAAATCCTCTCGTTCGCTTCGTTCTCAGCCTTCGCCTGCACGGTTTCAGTATTGGCGGCTTCAAGCTCCTCATAAAAGGCGACAGCCTGCTCGCTGGTGAACTCGTCCATCTGAAGCGGATTATGCTTCAGAACATTCTCAGAGAGAATGACCTGCCCCATCTTCTCGCTGATTTCGGCGTATTTCTTGGGATCGGATTCCTTGATGGCCTTGACAAGCTGTTGGCCAGACATTGGCTCTGTGGAGAGCTTACTGTAGATGTAATTCATTTTTTTATTAGGTTAAGTTGATCTTTGATTCGCCCCCCTTCCTAGAACAGGGAGGGGACTTTGCTCGACGGCTTTTTGCCGCTCGCCGCCTTGGGCTTCGCCTTAGCCGCAGCCTTGGACTTGGACGCGGGCTTTTTCGATGGAGGACTGGCCTTCGCGTTCGCTTTTGCCTTTCCGCCCAGCAGGCCAAGCTGAGAAGCTGCGTCGTCTTTGAGTTCGATTGCCCAAGTCTTTTTGGTCAACTCTTCGTCGGCGTCGCTCACATAGCACGAGAGCGCATAGGCCAATTCGTCGCTCAAAGCGTCTTCGACAGTCATCACGTCGCCATTCGCCTTTACGAAAGATAGCGACTTTCCGCCAGAAGCTACATGCTTCACCGCGCTTCCAATGTGCCTGGCTAGAAAGGCTTCCAACGGATTCGATGGGCCCGCGCCAGTTGATTTGTCTGGCTCCGCATTCGAGGCGGCAACGTCCTTGTCTGTTATTTTTACAGTTATAGTCATGTGTTCTCCTTTGGTTAGAATGGTATTTCGTCCTCGCTTTCAACGCCGTTCTGAATCGCCTCTGCGAAAAGCTCAGCATTATCAGTGAAGTGTTTCATCTGACTCTCAGACATGTCTGAGAAGCCTTTCACGCCCTTGAACACCTCGTCAAGTGCAGAGAAATCCGAGTTAAAGTCGTCTAAGGAGAAGCCCGCTTCTTCGCAGGCATAGTTTCCCAAAAGCTCTTTCCAATTCTCCTTGCATAGCGCATCCTTAGCCTCGACAAGAGCCTGGCAAATGGGAAGTTTTTTCTGCTCGTCACTTAGGGACAAGTATTTCCCGTAGTGTATTGCGATCTCAAGCGGCGTCCTTTCGTCGAGTCGAACCCCCTCTGAGTCAGTGTATTCCTGCCATGACTTCCTGTTGAATAGATTCAACGCGCCATTGGCCATTGCATAAATGAAAAGACTCTTGGCTTCAGACTGCTCAGCTTGCAGTCTTTGGGCATTGTCAACTCCAGTGCCGCCGTTACCCTGGCACTGCTCGGCAACGATTTCTTTCGCTGGCTGGGTGCAGGCTTTTCTTATTCTAACCAAGAGCGATATAAGCTCGTCTCCTGTGGCTATTTGATGCACGGACTGCTGAGCGGAATCCGACGCAGTTGACGACGCTCTCTGTGTGGCTTTCGTTGCGCCTTGAGTGGTAGCTATCGCGCCCTCCTTGGCTGTGAAAGCCTCGTTTGCGTTTATCGACTTATTGCCCTTGTATTCCTGAACGATCGCGCCCTTTCCGTCAAAATGCAAGGTGACTACCATGCCCTTGGCGTTGTTCAGGAACATGCTTCCGTCGCAGTTGCAGCACTCTTCGCCCCACATTGCAAGCTTCACTTCCTGGCTGCCGTCCAGTGTGGTTAGTATCGCCTGCTTGTTAAGCTTGCTCTTGCCCTGCCTTGGCGCAAAGCACTGCTTAACCTTGCAGGTGAGTATTGTTACGGACGACGAGCCTTCGTCGAATTGTCTTAATGCTTCTTCTATAGTCATAATTCGTTGATTTTTAGTTGAGGAACTTCCTTGAAGTTTTGAAATGAATCTCCTTAAAGCAAACTTTCCGCAAGCCTTGCAGTATAGGGAGCAATCACAGCAATACAACTCGCAGTATTCACATTGCTCGCCCTGCTTGTAATCTGAATCTGCATCGTAAAAAAGATTTTCTGAACAATGAGGGCATTGGACATCAGTTGGCTCCATACTTTTCAATTGCTGCTCTTCCAAAGTGACAGAACTGGGCCACGTCGCAGTATCCAAGACATTTCACAGGCTTCCCCTCAGAGTATTGAACTGGCGCGTAAATCTTCGGGGTCTGATCCTTGTAGTGAGAGTTCGCTGCCTTATAAGATTCTATTTCCTCCATAGAATAGGCAACCTTACATGGCTTTGCTCCTAGTTCAGTGCTGCCTTTCTTGTAGGAAAAAAGAAGAATCTTAGTGGACGATTGCCATCTCTCCGACTTTGAGCACTCTTTAATTTCGTCATCTTCCAGACCCTCGCATTGCTTTCTCCGGCGAACCTTCTCTGCAATGTAGGACTCGCAATCTGAATCAGACCACATCTCATAAGGCACTGTCTTGAATGCGCAGTCAGGGTATCCATCCCTAACTAGTGTCTTCTTCCAATCCCTGAAAAGCTGCCATATCTCAAGGCTCTTCACGGGGAGCCCGCGCTGCTTTCTTATAAGGTATGCGTTCAGGTTTAGCTGAATCTCATGCTCCTTTTGCTTTCCTGCCTTCGACACACTAGTCCTTTTGAAATCAACAAGTTGACCGCTAGAAGAGTTGTATAGGTCGCACTGACCGGTAATCGCGTATCCATCAACGACCACGCCAGACCTTAGCTCCACCATGACGTGAGGCATTTCCCTAAAAGTGGACTCGAACATCGCGTGCCAGGCTTGGCCTTCAAGAGTCCATATCCTGTCAGTAACATCTCGCTCAACCTCCCGATAATGCCTACTCTGTAGCTCAGCTTCCTTCTCGCCCTTAATCAAGGACGTGACGGAAATATGATCCCCAGATTCAACGAGAGCCTGTAATGCAGGATCGTCTATCTGGACTCGGTAGGTATCATTTTGGAGAATCGAAACAAGAGAGGCCGGTAGCCCGTGCTTGTTAGTCAGATTCATCATTTTCTTCGGGTTTCGGAGGCTCGGCGCAAGTCGCCCTCATTCCGCTAACCAAATTCGCTGCACCCTCAACAATGTGGGTGAATGGAGGATCGTTCCGGTTTGGGTTTGCGACCCACTCTCTCAATCCAGCCGATCCGTGAGGGAGTGCCAACTCGAACTGTGTCTGGACGGCCATTGCCGTTGAGGCGGCAATGACGTTGCCTGCCTGCTCAATCGCTGATGCGATTGACTGCTGTCTTGCGATGATCTCCTCAAGCGCGGATGCCTTGACGATAAGCGCAGAGATGGCTTCCGATTGCTCTGCGACAGTCTTGCGAAGCTCCTCAACCTGCTGTTCGAGCGTTGGCGATTGACTTTCTTGAGTTGAATCCGAAGACTCGTCCGGCTTTTTCGCAGAAACCTTTTTCGTTGGCATGTGTGAAATATAATACCAAAACGTGAACTTCGGCAAGAAAAAAAATACTTAATATTGAATATATCCCATTTTTCTAGCCCAACTCTTGTTGTTTTCTATGTAGTTATGGCATGGGATGCAAACCCTCATAAATGTAGTTCTGTCCGCAGTGTAAATGCCCCTGCCCTTCTTGTGATGAACTGTGCCAGCAATGAACTCTTCCCCAAGAAACCTGTGGCATTTCTCACAATGAGTCCTATCGATACAGAAATCAACTGCTGCCAAAACGTATTTATCTTGAACGTCTTGCTGTTTTACTGATCTCTGCTTCAGCGGGGATCGCTTCATTTTTATGTTTGAACCACTATTCTTCGGCTCTCTCAATCTTTCTTAGGGCCTGTTTTGCTACGGATGCAGCATCCTTCTCGAATAATCCCATAGAATGAAGTATCACAAATGAAGAAAGGGCTGCTCGCTTAGCGTTATCTCCCGTAGGATCAACCATAAAATTGGTAGCCTCAGCTCCGAATGAAATTCCGTTCCTGGCTGCGTCAAATGCAAACCCAAAGGTTCCAAACGATTCAATGTCACTTTTGCTAGACTGAGATCGCAAGAAGAATGGATCAACATAGCTACTTCCTTCCGGTGGCGCAAGTGCGCCATCACCAAGTAGTTCATTCGCAAATGACTCATTGTCCTTTACCGCCGAATCTATGAACTTGAAAGTGTCATCAGTGGCGTGCTCGACAACAAGCTCTCCTGGTATTCCGGCTGGCATTGTAAAGGGATCAGTTACGGTGTTTGCTATAGACCGGAATCCCCTATTGTAGAGACTATTCCACTCTTCTTCGTCTTCCTCGGAAAGGTCGTCAAGATTGGCAACCGTAGAGGCTGCCCATGATATTGCCGCTGCCCTGAGAATGTGCGCTGTGACATTGAATGTCAGGCTTTGGGCGTAGTATCCCATGATCCATCGCAGATTCTCCGCCCTGTTTATATCAGTATCAACCAGGTTTCCCACCCTTCTCCAGAACTCAAGGCCGTTGTTTACCGTCTGCCTTCTGAGTGTGAACAATTGGTTTATAGCTATCGACGGAAGGCTGCCAACATCGGGCTGAAAAGCAGTTCCTCGCTCTGCCCCACTCGATACATTGTTTTGATTGTCCTGCTCGCTCAGCGCGAACTGAACAGCCTCGGCGTCTGGATTCTGAAGCGCGTTAAGCACGCTGTCATCCGAAAGGTCTGACATCTTTCCAGTCCTAAGCATTTCGCCTAAATAAAACGTCAAGACTGAGTGTCTTGAAGCAACGTGATCCCCAAGAACCAGCGGCTTGGTGAATAGGGTTGAAACTTTCTCAGAGGTTCCTATTCCGTAGTTCAAAAACTGCGCGATTGTCGAGTCTTGCTCAAACCTATCAAGCCTGCCTGTTATATCAATCACGTCAGATGGAGCCCTTATCGAAAGACCTGGAGCATTCTCTGCAAGGAAGTCAGTCATAGCCGTAGATATGCTAGAGGAATCTCCTCTGCCTGACTCAAGCTCCGAAAAAAGCTCGCTGTCATGCGACACCACATAAGAAAATGCTTTAGGTTCCTTAGCGAAAAGATCAGACCAGATTGGTATCACTTGCTTAGGGAACTGGCTCACGCCGTTCAATTGAGTCCTGACGAATAATCGCGTCGCACTCCTGATAAGCATCAGCCCCCTGCTAGGCACTGAATTAGGATCACTGAATGGGTCTTGTCCAAAGCTTCGGTCTGAGACGTGAGTAAACCTCAGTCTATTGATTATCATGGAGGTATTCTCTTGCCCGATAACTTGGTGAAGCTCATCTGTGGAGGTGACTGCCGACAGCACTTGAGTGTCTTTCTCAGTATGAATGTCCATTTGCATCTCCCGATACGCAGACATTATCGATGAAGCAAAGGACAAATTATAATACCGACGAGTCCCTATCGTATTCCTAGTGTTCACATAGCCGCTTTCAATCGGCGAGAAATTGCTCGGATTTATGAAGTGAGCGTCAATGTCCCTGCTCTCATTTCTGCCAACCTTCCTGGTCTTCCTTGGAGAATAATTTACCCAAGAGTCGAATGTGCTATTCTTGAAAGCCTCTGTGTTCGCCTTCAAATCTGGCTCAATAGCTTTGGCCTCAGCTACCCAAAAATCGTAAACGTCGCGCAGACGCTTCGGCAACTTGACTCCTTCAACAAGCTCTTCAAATGTCGAGACATCTTGCTCAGGGTCTAAGATATTCCTTCCAGTAAGCTGGGAATACCTCTCGACGTAATGGTCTGCGAGCGTGGCTAGGTCTTGCCTTTGTGTCAATGAGAGCGTGTCTTTAATCTTTTGCTTGAATCCCGTAGCTCTCTTCGAGGGTAAAGAGTTACTATTCTTCATGTTCAGGATCGACTGCCTAAGTAAAGCTTGCGATTCAACCGCAACGGCATTCCGAGATTCTGCATCGCCGCCCCTGTGCTGATTTATAAATGCAAAGACCCCTATGTCGGTATCATCCGTTCTCGTCCTTATCCCATCAGAAACCTTGAGAAGTCTAGCGTTAAAGTCGATGATCTTCTTCTCTGCGCGAGCCACATTATTTCTCCACTTTTGAGTGACTGCCGCCATGAACGCATCTCCAAACTCGCGGTAAGACGCCAAGCCTCTAGTGAACTGCGTCAGATTTCTTGTTTGAGATTGAATGGAGGACAGCCTGTTCGCAGCCTCGCCAAGCTCGCGCTCGCCAGTAATGTGATTATTGAAAGCGGTTGCGTCAGGGAATCTTTCGGCAAGACCTCTGATATTATCGATGGCTTGCTCGGCATCGTGAAGAACTTCCGCATAGCCAGCATTTGAAAAGTCTCCGTTCTCAATTATCCCAAGAACAATGTTGGATATTGACTGAAGCTCCCCATACGATTTGTCATCAAGCCGCAAAGACAGGATAGAATCAACGAAATGCTGGTTCGACTTACCCCAAGGCTTTTCTGGAGATTTAGATATTTCAGAAAGCTCGGATACAAGCTCAGAGGCGGATGACAGCATTCTGGTCGTAGGGCTCTCCTTCGTTTCTCCTTCAGCAAGGAAGGACTCATATGCTGATATTCTCTGCGTGATCTCACGCAACGGCATGTCTCTGGAGATTATGCCTACGACCGTGCTCGGAGGAGTGGTTGGCCTTAAATCTAGCCCGAACTTCTCCAAGTGATCAGACATCCTGTCATCTTGCTGCACGTCGCCATACATTCTGAATGCCCTATCGATCCTTTGACGTTCTTGCTCGACGCTCGCTCTTTGAATGAAGTCAGATATGAACTCTCTTGAATGTCGAGCCTTCCTACCCCTAGAGGAAGAAAGCTGATTTTCAGCTATTTCATTGTAAAGCCTCAGAGAGTCCACAACGCCTGATACAAACTCAGCAGAGTCACCTGACTTGGGAGTGGGTTTTCCGTAGTCGATACAGCAAAGCCTGGACGGCTCCAGCATGGTTAAGCCGCCTATAATCTCGCTATCTGCGAACTGGAGTGTGGATGAGCGCGCTCTGGCTTTGAGTTTTCTGCGCAGCTCCTTAGACTTGGAAAGGTTATTAAACCTCTCTACGTCCCTCATTACCGCACTCGCTTCCTCAATCCACCTGGCCAAAGACTCCTCGCCCTTGACGACCTGAAGACGCTTTACCAATTTCAGGACATCCGCGTTCTTAGCTATGCCTGAGAACTTTCTTCTAACTATGGGTGAGTTCAGCCATGCCTTCATGCCCTCAATGGCATCATTCACCTGCCCTTTTACCGAAGACTCGCCCTGTCGCTTAGCTTTCTTTTGCGCAGCTTCGATCTCGGACTTCCTCCTCCTGACAAAAGCGAGGTTCGAGTTCTCGACAGCGGTGTTTATGGCATCAAAAAGCTCAAATGTATCGCTCAGCTTTTGAACTTTTATCGCCTGCCTTATCAGATTAGGTATTCTTCTAGCCTCAAGGTATCCAGTCAATGCGCCTTGCTTTAAGAGAGAGTCTAAAGCTAGCTTCATATTATCAGCCGCTTCTTGAAGGGCCTCATTTGAAGCCTTTATCTCATCAGACCTAGCTCTTCTCTGCTCAGCCTCCTGAGATTTTGACTGCTTCTTTGCATCCCTTGCAAGCGCAGCGGCCTCCGACTCAATCCTCTTGATTTCAGAAATATTCTCTCGGCCAACTGTAGCTATATCAGAAAGCAGTCGTCTGACCTCATCCATCACAAACTTGTTCGCCTCGGTCTTTATTGATCCTGTGGCTGTTACAAGCTTATTCAAAGAGTTGTTCACAAGAGACCTTATCTGCAACGAAGAGTCTCTGATCTTCTTCTGGCTTCCTTTGACTACAGTGCTGGGCTTTACCGATGCTGCACCTTGAAAAAGCGTCTGTCCTGTCCGCCCTGTCCCATCCGCTTGTTGATTTGATGGTTGAGCGACGGCCTGATTGGGGGCGCTTTCATTTGATCCTTGAGTGTTGGTCTGATCGGAGTCGGCTGCGGCTTCGATCTGCTGATCCTGTCTCTGATCTCCTTGAGCCTGTCCAGCTTCTCGAACAGGTTGAGATCGCTCCAGTCCCTGCGTTGAGGCTTGGGGCTCGGCCACGCTGTTAGGTAAAACGAAGACATTATTTAGTATGCTTGCTAGGTTTGATAGCTCGGAATCTGAAATTTGAGACCTGGATTCCGGCGATATGATCGATGAAATGAATTCTTTTAGGCTTTGAAAAATCCTCTGTAGCGTCGGGTTTTCAAATGTTCCATCTGCCAAGAATCGCTCAAACCCGACTGCGAAGTTCTCTTCTATCTGAAGCCTCTCAGGACTGTTTTGATCAAAGTCAAATGTTTCTCCATTATTTACAGACTGAACAATCTGATCAAATCTTTGCGCCTGTTCAGTATTTCCTTCTCTTAGCTCCCTGTCCCTTGAAACGATTGCTCCCCATCTTGCAACCTCTTGCCTGTCCGATTCTTGAAGGTCTCGCCTGAAGCCGTGAGCGATCTCATGCAGGAGTGTTGATGCGTCTCCACGGGAGCCTGAAGCAATTCCTGTAAAAACATTTGAAATCGATCCAAAATCAGTAGAGATATTTGATCCCCTGGCCTCAGAAGGTATGGCAATGGAATCAGAATCCCCTCGAACAAATGTGTTCCTGGACAAAAAGTCCTGTAAACTCGATCCAATTCCAGATGAAAACGACTCAACCAAGTTGACGACGCTCCTTCCTATCTCACTAGCCCTATCCCCCTGAGTGTCGGCAGGTAAACTCTCGGATGCCAGTTCTGAAGCAAGGTCTTCCAGTTGCCTTCTTCTCTCCAAATCTGTAGAGATTTCAGCACCCCTGTCGGCCTCAAATATGACCTGGCCTTGATCATCGATTACCTGCTCTATTTGAGATGGATCAACCCTTCTTCCAGCAACCGAAACTCGGCCTGACTCATCGGCTGGCAAAATCTGCCCAGAAACTAACTCGCCGTCCTCAGTAAATCTTCCCGTCAACTCTCCATCGGAAGAGCTTATTGCGTCGGCAGCGTTGATTGGAGCATCTGAAACTTCCTGGCTCTGATCCTGCCTGCCTACAGCAGGCTGGTCGGCTTCTTCAGGCTCTTGTGATTCGATAACCTCAGCGGGCTCAACCAGATTGGATTCGGAATCCGTCTCTTGGGGATCGGTTCTACCTGCCTGCTCTCGAAGAGATGCGACTACATCTTCCTCCGTCAAAACCTTGTCCAGAGGCTTAACTCCCTGAAGCTGCTTTGTTCTTCGCTCAACAGCAGCATCAAAGTTCTCGGTTATTCCCCTTGCGCCACCAGTGACGCCACCCGTTAAAATTGTAGTCAACATGACAACGGCGACATCTCTAGGGACATCTCCAAAAATCTCCCTGTTGTTGTCATAGTATTCAGCAGCATAAAGATTTGCAGAAGCATTCTGAGCCAGCTCGGTTGGCACTTCTATCGCCGTCTGAGTTCCCGCCCCTCTTGCAAATCCTGAGATAAATCCCTTGAATTTAGCTGGAGCCGCTTTTCTAAATAGCTCGCTAAATAAAGGCGTGGCCATCCTTGCGAACGCAACCTCTCCTAGAGTCTCTAGGGCACCTGAAGAGCCGCCTACTATCACAAAGGCATCGAATGCCTCTTTCGGGGTTGCCCCATGATCCAGTGCGTCCTGAGCAGCAACAAGACCTTGCTCACCGAGGTTGCCGTAAAATAGGACTGTGGCACCTGCCTGTGGCCCAGCGACCAATGTGGTTACCACTCCAGTAACCAGATTGACTCCCACTTGCCCAACGCCTTCTTCCGCGCTCTGCAAGATATTCCTGAATCCCCCTCTCTGAGCCTGAGCATCCAGCCTTGGGTTTGTTTTAAGCGCGTCAACTATGTCCTGCTCTATCCCTGAAAGTGGCCCATCTTCTTTAAGAAGCCTAGTTGCAGCGTCTCTTTCTTCTTGTATAAATCTCTCAAGCGACTCAGCGTCATCAAGTATAGATTCTGCTGAAATGTCTCCTGAAAGCGCATCTTGGGCGGCGTTTGCCACCATTGCACTTCTTATGCCAATTTCTGAAAATATATTTCTCGTCAAAAATTCCACGCCTTGAGACATCCTGTCTGCGCTTTGAACTGCCCCCTGGAGAATTCTTGCCGCGTCATCTCCTATGATACTCGACTGGTCTGGGAACCTACTTATATTTTCATCATTTACAGCGAACTCAATCACGTCCTTCCTCGTCACCTCTCTTCCGAAGTCATGGAACACAGTGTCGCCATTAGGAAATGCTATCTCAATCAAGCCGCGCTTCTTTAGATGCGGAGCCCTTCGGAACTGAATGCTTGTCTGGGCTGATTCAGAAACTCCAATAGGCAAAGTCTCGAACTGAGTCCCGAATGCGTCTCTGGATTTTCTCTCGTTGGATTCCAAGTTTTCAAGAAGCTGAATCCTTTCGCTGTTATTTCTTAAAAACTTAACGGTATCGGGAGACGGCAGCCTTCGCCTCATTCCCTGTATTCCGCTTGGCTGATTCCTCCTTGCCCTAAACACTGAAACACCAGCTATCAACTCCTCGAACTCCTTCATTACACTCATAGGAGTAACTTGAGACCCTGACTCTAGCTGGCCGTCAATAATATCGTTGAGCAGAATTCTACGGTTGAGCTTTGAGGACTCCTCCTGAAAGAACCTGGACAGCTTAATTTGATCTTCTTGCCGCTTTTCAGAATCTTCCTGCTCATCAATCTGATCAGAAAGGCGACTCGAATAGCCCGTCAATGCCTGTAATTGCCTAGTCTCGTCGAGCTCTAGGAATTCGTCAGACTGAGATATTTTTTTCCAAGACGGTAACTCAGAAGCCATTTTGCAGTCCCTCCCCAGATTCAAGAAGATCATCCAGGTTGAGTTGGCCGCTGGGTCGGCGAGGTCTACTTGCCGCCTGTCTGCGCTGGCCTGCTTGCTGAATATCCTCTGTGGCCTGTATTGAAGCTTTTAGTTCATTGATCTTGCCTGTTAGCTGCAACACTTCTTCATTCAGCTCTTCGTGCTGTCTTTGCCTGCCTGAATTCAATGCCTCGCGCCTCTGTGTCAATATAGGCTGAAGCTGCCTCTCAAGCCTTGTCAGCCTAACCTTATCCCTCTGTAGCTTGGCCCTTTGCGCTACTGAAAGCGTTTCGCCCCTTGAGGCCCTTCCGCTGACACCAGGTATTCTCTGTGTGACTATAGACCCTTCTTGATCAAATACCGCAAACCTTTCACCCGTCTCTGAGTCAGTCTGAATTCCCAAGCTTCTTCGCCTCGGCCCCCTAGTGGCCGGTGTCACTTCAACCGCCTTAACATCGCCGGAAGAGTTTGCTAGAAATGCAGTGGTGCTTCCATCGGGATTTGTTTGCAGCTTCTCCAGTTGAAATCCCTTGTCTTTTTCTCGCCTAATGAAGCCGGAAAAACCGGTCTTCTTATTCACGCCGAAGACTCCCTCGCCCTGAAGCCTCATCACATTAGTGAAAACATCCCCTGCTGACTTGGGCGCACTCGAAGAAGACGCTCTTGACGCAGATATTCTTAGACGCTCTCTCTGAAGTTGCTGTTGGTTTATTTTTCCTATGACATCTCCAAGGAGTTCAAATTGCCCGCCTATGACTGGAGCCGCGAGTGGATTAAGAAATGCCTCTGAGCTTCGTCCAAGAAGTCTCGCCAAGCTCGACTGCGCCGCAATAGGGTCTGACTCAGCCTCAGTAGCAACCCTGTCGAACTCTGGCTGCAAAGACCTTACTATATTTCCAGCTTCAGCACGAATTCTTGCAGCTTCGTTTTCTCTCTGTAGCTCCCTGACAAACGCAAGAGACCTCCCGCTTGCGGTGTTTGAAACCGGTATAAGCGGACGGCCTGTAGATGGAACTAGTGTCTGGGTTGGCATTATGCTCTGGTTGCTCTTCTTATTTGCTGGCCCCCAAACAGGACTGGTGCCGAAGACGCCCTGTTTGCTCGGCTGTTCAAAATCTGAATCAGTGATCGGAATGCGTCAGCTTGGAATGCGGCATTGGGGTCTCCCGCTGCATTTGCATTGAAAATATCCTGCTGAGTTCTCTGTCCGCCTGTCGCATTGAATTCATCGATTCCCACTTGCTGCTGAGCCGACACTAGAGAATTCTGAAGCTGCTGTCCAGGAGACGGTATAAATAAAGGAGCAAGAGTTGATGGGTCTGACTGGGCTGGAACAAAAGATGCGTTCTGCTGATTGAATATACCAGCCAGGCTAGTTCCTGCAAGAGAAAGCTCAAGGGCTCTATTGCCAAGATTTCTCAACTGCAAATTCTGAGTAAGGCCGTCGTCTCCCCCAGCTTGAGGGCCGAAGTTCCTGACACCTAACTCAGCCGCCGTGCGCTGAATAGATTCAGCAGTCTCTTGGGGAAGCTCCCCCCTCTGGAATGACAGTATGTTAGAAGCACTCTGATCTCTCAATTCATCAAATGCAGGGTTGAACGCCCTAATTGCACGAAGGGCTTGCTCTGTCCTAAACTGATTCAAGTTGTCCGCTGTGGGAAAAAGCTGGTTGAAAAGTCTGCTGTTCGATCCAAAAGCCTCAGCCACAGCGTCACCTTGATCAAAGTCGAAGTCGTCTATTGGTTGAAACTCCGCTATTTCAGGAACATCAGCGGCACCTCTTGAGTCCAGGAAAGACCCGACCAGCCCGCCGATTCCGCTAAGTGCTGTAAGTGTGTCGAAGAAAGGCATCTCTATACAAATCTAGGGTTTCTTGGCTTAGTTACTCTGTGTCCAAACTGCGCTTGAATCGTGAGGTTCGAGTTTTCACTGGTCTGATTCGCTAGCTCCTCCTGAAGAATTCTGACAGCAGATGCAATGGCTTGATGGTAAGCTCCATTGTCGCCGTTCCTTTTTTCAGTATAAGCCTGCATGGCGAATTGCAAAGCAGGAATATTGCCTATCGGTATAAGGTCTCTGTCGCTCTCCAAAGGAATAAATCTCTTCTTGCATCTGAATGAAAGATTTCTTTGATCCTCCCTACATGCCTTAGATATAAACCTAGTATAAAAAGAGTGCTCAAATTCAGCATCAAACCTAGACAACAGTGTTTTTTCTGTCCTGTCCTGAGTCAGGGCATACACCAAGAGATTGCCCCTAGTCTTAGGCTTTTCGAGATATTTTATAAAGCATATGCTTCTCTTTGTCGTGACTGGGTTTAGATCAAGCTTCAGCGTTTCCTTTATCAGTGTGCTGGATTCATCCTGATATTCGATGTAAATCTCCGCGCCCTGGTCGGACTCGGCATCCGATGAAGATATTTGACCTACACCACAGCAGCACTCGCTATTAATTGAGTAGTAAATCCCCTCAGCTTTCAAAAGCAGAAACTTTTGCGACCCAACAAACCTTGAATGGTCTTGGGGAGGGATGATTGAATATTCGTTGCCACAACAGTCTGATGCCCCTCTAGCGTCCTTGTAAGCATAGGGAAGTGAATAAACATCGCCGAATGGCTCAACGTCTATATTCTCAATAGTGCCAATCCAATCTCCCTTTTCAAAGAGATCAGTCAACGCCTCATTCAGCCAGAACAGAACATCGGGGTGGTCTGGCCTATGGCCTTGGCTTCCAGCAAATTGAGCTAGAGTTGATTTAGCGTCTTTAAATCTTATCATGCTACCTGATAGGTGAACTTTTCAAACTCTTGAGAATCAAACTCTGGACAAAAGTCTTCCTCAAAGTTTGAATTAATTTCTGTAGTCATTGGAGTTACGCCAATCCTTAGCGAGTCTACGCGGGCCGACCCTACAATATCTACTCTAATCTGGAATTGCGATGCCACACTAGCGTCAGTGCCGTCAATAGCCTTGAACTGATCGCTAGACCAAGAGGTGCTGTTGAAAACGGCTGATCCAGATTTTCCGTCGCATCCAAACTCTCTCTCTGATTCAATAAGGAACCAGTTCTCAGAGAAATCTGGTCGATAGTAGGCAGACAGCTTTATTTTCCCAACAATATCAGCCAGCTTAATTTGTATTCCAGTTATTCTTTTGGAGTCAAATCGGCTAGAGGAATCCGAGCTAGCAAAGTCATAACGTTTTGTGAAGTAGGTTGACTCAATAGGAACACTCGATTCTCCGGTGTCAAAAAGCTCTTCTTCCAACACCTCGTAAATCCTATTCCTTCCGTCCGAGTCGCGTGAAATCACGAAGCCTCGCTCTTTCGATTCAACTATGTGGCTTATGATTACTGAGGGTCTTATGCCCGTCCATAGACCGTCGAAGTCAAAAGACCTATCGCCTCTGAGTGAAGACGCTGGGTCTAGGTCTAGCGAGACTATTCCAGAACCAAAAATATGCTCGCCGAATTCTTCAGAACCGCTAGGCTCAGATGACATCCCAACAGATGTTAGAAGCCTGTTCAATACTAGAGCAGAGGTTGTCGAGTCAAGGTATTGATCTTCTGATATTTGAAACAAATCAGCAACTTCCCTTGAAAGGTTTGTGAAAATTGGAATCCTTTGGAAGTCCACTCTGGAGTTCAAATATGAAGCAAGTCCATCTTGACTCAAATACCAGACATCATTTGCCACCGTCGTCACCGACTTATGACTTAAAACACCTCTTCCTATTTGAGACAGTCTTTGTATAGGTGCGTCAAGCCAGGATTGAAAGCCTGGTATCTGCTCTCGCGTAAACGCGCCAACCTGAAGAGAGGATGCGCCCCTCTCGCAAAGCAGAACGACCTCGCCCTGGCCTGTAGAGTTGTCCAGTTGGGGCATGGCAATAAGGCTTACAATATTTCCTATTCTTGCCGGAGTCCTAAATGCGCCTCCTGACTGCCAGTATGTCTGTTCTGTAAAATTTCTAGTGTCCTTCGTGTTTGTGGTATTGCTTCCGTGAATAATGTCAGAAGCCTGCACTTCGTTATTTCCAGTCTGCACAAACACTCGGCCATGAGCATAGACCATGTTTGTTCCGACTGGCATCTGAGGTTTCGTGCCATCCACTGCCGGTATAACCTCAGCGAGTGTGGTTGAACCATCCCATGCGAGCGGGCGGTTGGTGCCATCCTGAACATATAGCCACTCCTCGGCTTGCTCAAAATAAACATGCCTTGCATGAGGGTCTAGCTTCTCAGAAAGCACGTCCACATTAAAGTTTCCCTGAGAGACCTTTATGCAAAGCACTGCCCCTCCAGCAGCGACTATCAGACAATTGTCAGACTCAGGGTTTCTTGATATATATGAGAATGCGCCCTGGATATTTTTCAGCTCAAATTTGTCTCTATCAAACTCAGGTGTAGCAAAGCTGAGTGGAATTCTCTTAAACCCTGGCCGCGTTGAGTTTCTGCCGCCTCGAAATTTCCTGTTGATCGCTAGGGTCGCAAATCTATCAGGGGTCTCGCTAGGGTTGTCCGAGGAATTGACCGCGAACAGACCTACGTGTCCATCATAGATAGTGTTTTGCTTCGACATTATGGGCAATCAACAACGCAGCCAGCGGCAATGATATGAATCAAACCCGTATATTCCGGCTTGTTGTCGAAATTTATACTTGCGCCTGGCGTCCCCGCGTTGCCTATGGCGACAGAGACCGCACTATTGGCAATGACATCGATTTGACCGCCGTCTGGAGTGGTGGCGACAGCACCTTGCAGCCCGCCAGAGCCCTCACCAGTAGACTCTTCAAACACCACCATTGAAGTCACTGGGTGAGTATGCTCAGGCACCGGTATGGCAATGTTGTGAGTATCAATGCCGCCAGTATCGCCTGCTGTTGGGGCATGAGTTCCACCAACACCCATGACGATCCTGTTCCTTAAATCAGGAACATTAAAGAATGGCGCGACCCCGCCATAATTTGTCCCGATAACGGAAAACAAGGCTGGGTATTTCGCCTGTTCAAGAGCCTGGCCATTGCAAAAGAACCAGCCATCAGGAATGTTCCCCACATTGCCTGGCCAGAGCACTATGCTGCCTTCAACCGGTGCCGTGCCGTAAGTCATATTAGGCTTGAGAAATCCACAGTTTCCTGGCCCAGATGCCAAGAATCCGAGACAAGCAGTTCCTGACGGATTGTTACACTGATCTCCAAATTCTGCCCCAGCCTGAGCCCTGAAGACAGCAATCCTGGCCTCACCTTCATCTTCGAGGGACTGAAGCGCGAAGCAATGATCTTTTGCGCCGATGGGAGTCCATTCCGCGTTACCGTCTCTGTAGATGAGAATGTAGTCAGTCGCATCATCATTCCCCTTGAACCTAACCAGAGTGCCGTCAGGATGGGTGGCGACGATTGAGTCGGCAGCTATTGCATTCTCTCTTAGCATATTGGCAAGATTGATCGGAAGCGAGGCGGAGCCGTCTGAAAACTTGACTTCCCCATCTTTCGATGTTAGAACGGCGGACTCCACATTCGCTAGAAGCTCTGGGCACTTGTCCTCGTCGGAAACTATGACACGCTTGGAGGTTGGCTGAATTGAAGCTCCTGTAAGGCACTCGGTTAAATTAGTTTGCCTGCAACCACTTTGACTGTCTTTACATTGATCGCTCATATCATTCCTCCCTAAGCATTTCCATTACTGTAATTGGAATTTTCATGTCTGGATTCGCCTGTCTCAAAAGCTCTATCAAGATCATAAATTGGTTCCTTGTTATCTTATTTTCCTGAGCTTTTTCCATCGACTTAATAGTCATCTCAAGGTGTGTGACCTTTAGGTTAAGCTCTTTAGTTTCACTTAAAATCTGCTGGCCCTGGCTTTTGTAAATATTCAGCTCGCTTCGCTGTTGTCCAAAAAAGAATGCAACCGTAACCAGAACAGTTGCAAGCGCAATCACAAGCGAAAGCTGCATTGGAGTGCTCTCTCCTATACTTTTGATTACTCGCTCCAAGATTCCCTCCATTCTACAGACACACCATCGAATAATGCCTCAAATCCTTCAGGCGGAGTCTCTATGTGATCCAATGTCAAGGGTGTATAATAGATTCCGTCAAGCTTCCAGTGATCTACTGGTCTTGTGTCCTCTTCGCCCTCTTCCGGCTCATCGCCAACCCTGACTTCCACAGGAACAAGCGTGCCGAAAATTCCGTCGCCGCTCTCAGGATTCATGGAAATCTCGCTTAGATCAATATCTCCATTCTCCCTATCTATACAGGCCGCGAAGAAGCCTGTCTCAGGGTCTCGGTAAATCTCTTGCGAGGTGAATAGACCAAGCCTGCCTTGAGCGTCCTCTGTAAACGGGTCGAAGTTAAAATTTACTATTGCTTTTTCCATTACAATTGAAGTGCAGCTTCCAAATCAGAGCATTCAGCATCACTTAAAGAACGAGAGAAAAATGCCATGCAGCAAAATCCCCATTGGCCAAAGTCCCCTGGACTTCCCCCATTCCACCTTGCAGACAGTATCAGATGGTCGGGCTCCATATCATTCAACTCGTTGTAAGTATCAACGCCCTTGTTATCAGAATCCACTCGAAGCCTTGCAGTTCCATTGTCTAGCCTGAAATTGACATCATGTCCGGCGTCGTCGAAAACAGAACCCACAGGGGGCTGCATGAGAAGAATATTCCCTCCTACGACTCTTTCAACTTTGATCTCGTCATTGAGATTTCTCCTACGCGCATGAAAGCCATGAGTGCTATTGTGGCTGCCCTGACCGTCCTTGTGCATACCAAACATTCCCTTATTGTTGTTTGCAGCCGTAGATTTGAGTTGCATCCTAAGAGACATGGTGAGTCCAGGATTATGAGGGAAGGAATATCCTGTTACGGGACACGTTATGTAGCCGGAAGAAGAGGTGGTGACTCCCATTGGATTCCAGGAAACGGTGTTGAAGAACACTGCTGGGTCGGGTGGGGCAGCTACGGGAGTCGCGCCTGGGCCCAGAGTGTTTGGCCCTACTATCGCACAAGCATTTGCGCCAGTATCAGCATTCCGGCCTGGCTTGAAGTCTATCAGATACGAGAGGCCATCAGGTATCCAAAGATTTGCAGACTTCAAGGCGTCTATAAGCGCGTCAACACCTTCCAGGTCGGTTATTTGAACTCCGGTCTTTGCCAGAACTAGTGCCTCGTAATCAAGTGATTCCTGATTTATGTCCTGAAACTCAGTCCTATGCCCTTGCAGACGCATTCTTTCAGTGCGTCTCCTAACGAACTTCTTCCTGAAGTTTGACTTTGGAACCAACGAGTGCATGAAGATGTTCTTTTTTAAGTGCCGACATATTCGTATTCAACTCTGAGGCCCGCGTCTCCTGCATTTTCGGCAGCTATAAGAAGGTCGGAGGCATCAGTGATTGCCTCGAATGTCTTTCCGTCGCCTGGAACCAGAGTCCAATACTGTCCATTCGTCACGGCGTCTGGGTTGTCGGATGCTCGGATGACTCTTATGTTTACGCCCGACGTGTTCTGAATTGTAACGACCTTTGCCGGTTGCGAACTAAGCGCAACCTCTACAGTCCCATCAGGAGAAGCCGTGAGAACTTGCTCGTTGCCTGCCGATGCTGGCTCGAACGCATTGAAAATGATCTCGTAAAGCTCGCCTAATATGAAGGCTACACTGGCTTTCGCGCATTTTATATTTTCGATTGGTGCTGGCATATTAACTCCCTGATGGTGGCGTGATGTTAGGATTGCAGAATGAAGGTATCGCATTGGAGACATTGAGAGCCCCAAGCACGATATTCGGATTGCCCGTAGCATCAACCCAGGCCACGTTGTCACCAATTAAAGAGATTTGATGGCCGTCGGACGATGCTGATTCGATTGACTCGGTTCCCTCTGTGATGAGCACACAGTCATTCAGGAAAAGCAGTGTTGAGTCCGCGACAACCGTGTCCAGATTGATGCACTGAACGGATGACTCCGTAACAAACTCGCAATTCTCTATCTTCAGCCTGACATTTGCGCCAGCGTCAACCTGGACGCATGACCCGTCATTGTTTGTGATGCAAGGAGTTTGGATCAAAAGCGACCTGTTGACCGCGCTGGAAGCGAGCATTCTCACAACGCTTCCCGTCGCTGAGGTCGTTCTGAAAATCTCTCCAGCCTTGATCTCACTGCCCGCAAAAACGGCGGCAATGTCAATGACGCTCACGCCAGCTATAGAGCCATTGGAGCTTATTGAATTCGCGTCAATGTCAATCGATCCTTCAACGAGGTCGATTGCTGGATGCGAGTCACCCAAGCTTCGGATCGATCCGAATTCCCCGATGATCGTGCCCGTGCCAGAAATCCGCAATGCTGGGCCATTCCTTGCAAGAAGAGAGGGTCGTCCGAGAACGCGCAGAATGTTCCCTGTATCGGCATGAACCAATGCGTTTCCAGCATGGGCCGGATTCGCGGTGTCGTTAATGACGACACCTGGCAAATCTAAAGTCAACGGGTGCGGTATTGTCAAGTTGTTCTCGTCGTAAGTCCCAGGCGTTGCGAAGATTTTATCGCCAGGAGAAGATGCCGCGATTGCAGCGGATATAGTCCTGAATCGGAGTGCCTGATTCTGCCTGATTCCCGTCGCGTCGTCGCCGAATTCCGCGTCAACGAAGACGGTGTTGTCAACTTGTAGAGACTCCGCCTGAAGAAATCCGAATTCGATGAACTCGCAAGCGAATATGGAAAACGCCATCTTCTCGTCCTCTGGACAAGCGGTTTCCACTGATGCGCCTAAAGCTTTTGCAAGCTCAAGATAGGTGTTCGACTTGGCTTGATTGTATAGGCAGGATACCTTTCTTGGATTACTCATATCTGAACTGTGTTTACGTTTATTTAGAGAGTGATGACTTCCCAGCTTGCGTCTACCGTGACATTTCCGAATTCAACGGTGGCTCCTGGGCCGACTATGTGAGTAGATGGCACTAGGGTAGAAAATCGCAACTCGTTTGTTCCACCTAGCGCAAGTCCGTCAATGCAGGTTACAGTAGCAGTTCCTCCTTGAAAAGAGCCGCCGCTCATTTGAAGCCTGCAATTCCCTGATGCGTTTGAAAAGAGTATAAATGGCTCCACGCTTGGAGGGCCTGAATCGGCCAGCCTGAAGTCAGTGTCAACAAGCCTTATGTCAGCCGCGCTTTCCAAGACAATTGCGGATGCGTCTTGGACTCTCATTCCATCAACATTGATTATGGCAGTTGCTTGCGGGCTCGTTGCTCCCCTGAAAAGCATGATTGGCATTGTGTGGCAAACCAGTCTGCCTCCCCTGAACTGGAGTGCATTCAGTCCGCCTTCTATAACAAAGCCAGCATCGGCAGTCATCGTCTGACTAAAGGCCCCGCCGCCCCTAAAATTGAATGTGCTTTCATTCGCTGAGCCATGCAGGCGAGATGCACCGCCATTTCCTAGCTGAGAAAATGAATCCATATCAACGTGGATGCACGACTCAGCATCAAATATAAACCCATCGCTATTACAAAATATCTGAAAGAACCCATAGAAATGAACCGCATTTGCAACGGATGCGGTTACGGTAAAAAGATTCCCAGTATTCTCGGAGCCGATCAGAAAGGAGCCAGAAGCAAACTCTAAAGACAAGTTGTGAGGTATTGTCATGTTCTCCTCATTGTAAACCCCTTTATTGACAAAGATATAGTCGTCGGGTTGAGAATCGTCTACAGCGGCCTTGACGGTCTGGTAGGGCTTGGAAGAAACTCTTCGTTGGGCAGTTGAATCATCACCGCTAACTTGATCGACTATGGTGACTGGTGCCGCGCCGCCGCCGCCGCCTGACATGAACGATTCGACGGCGAGGCAAAGCCTTCTCCAGGCTGAGAGCTTGTCCATAGAGCCAGGACAACTCAGCGACGGGTCGAACTTCCTCGCCACGCTGAGTATCGCTTGCTCCTCTGTTTCCGGTCGATTGCTCATTTAATCTCTTGCTTTAAGGCGTAATCGCAGTATCGCAGAACGCTGGAATGTTCGGGTTTACATCCAATGCCCCAGCGACAACATTGACTGTGGCACCTGCGACTTTCCAGGAATGATTAGCGGACAGAAGAGATAACGTGTGCCCGTTTGTGGAGGGTGCGACTATCGATTCGGCTCCAGATGTAAGAAGCACGCAGCCTCGCAAGAAAATGTCAATGTCTTCAGATGCAGTTGTCAGAATGTCAATGCACTGCGCATCAAACCCAAAAGTGCTCTCGTTCACCATCTCGCATCCAATCACTGAAATCTTTCCAGAATTCCCTGATGCAGGGATTCTGAGTGCGGCCCCCCGATTAGATATAATGCACGGGCAATCAAGCTCAAATGTTCCGCCGCCTTCAAAATCGACTACGGGCCCAGTATTATTTAGCCTTGAGATCGAATTAGCCTTGATTGAGCTTGGCTCGGAACCTGAAACATGAACCTGTATGGCGGGGTTATTTGAAGCCGCGTCATGCGATATGTTTCCTGCGACTATGCTCGCTTGACTTGCATCAATATGAATGGCTGGAAATGTGGTGCTGATGCTTGAAATATCACCAATCTCAAGAGAAACACTTGTCCCGCCAGTTATATCAAGCACAGTTCCAGTATCGCCTATGAAGTTTGGATTTCCAAAAATCCTAGACCCTGCTGAGGTTGCGTTGAATTGGAGCGTTGGTGCCAGTTGGCCAATGGGAGACTGAATAACGACGCCCTCCATCATCAGAGTCAGCCTCTTATTCACAGTGATGGTTCCAATGTGCGTGTATGTTCCTGGAGAGATCACAATCTTGTCGCCAATAGCAGCGGCCTGTATAGCACCTGCTATTGTCTGAAAAGGCATGAGAAAGTTCTGCCTGACTCCCGTTCCGTCGTCTCCGAATTCCGCGTCAACGAAGACCGTGTTATCCTGGCTAATTATGGTTGAACCACCAGAAATCGAAGCTATGAAAGTCTCAAGAGCCTGGCAAAGCAAGTATAAGGCAGTGAGAAAGTCAGTTGTCCCGCTGCATGTTATCGTTGGGTCGAGCTTCCTTGCCAACGCTATTATCGCTTGCTCTTTAGTCTTGATATTCATTATTGAAGCCTGAACGCCCTCCAGTTTGCATCGACTATCGGCGAGCCGTGAACTATGTTGAGTGAGGCATCGAATGGATGCGTGGTTATGCAGTCGGGCTGAATGTAGATTTGATGAGTTCCTCCGGTGGAGTTATCTTGCACTACTTCTACGGTTGCTGCGCCGCCTTGAAAATTACAGTTGTAAAACCACAACGCGACATCGCCTGAAGCATGTGCAGACCTAATATCAACCAGTGCGTTGGCATTGGTAGCATCAAGAGTCGTGATGGAGGTATTGATAAATTGCACGGAACAAACAGCTTCGATCTCAACACATGCGCTACCAGTGGCCCTTATCTCAAGGATTTCGATAGTGTAGCCGTTATTTACATTGAGATTATTTGCTATTCTAATCGCAGAATCTCCATTGGTAGCAATTCTCTTAGACCTTAAAGTTACATTGGCAAGGTCGCCTTCAAACAGAAATGCAGGAGTTGCTCCAGCAGCAATATCTACCGCATCAAAGAAGTCCAACTTAGATGAGTCCGCCGTCCCTGAAAGAGCGACTGCGCCGCCAGTCCCGAATTGCCTTAAAAACTTACAAAATAGATGCAGGCATGAGGACGCTCTAAATACGTAACCATCACTAGTCACGTTGAAGACGCCCCAACCAGAAATGCTTGTTCCGACCAGTGAGGCGGGGCCGGATACCGTATAAAGATCACCTGTAGGATTAGCGTTCTGAACAACGCTTCCATCAGCGAAATCAAGAGTCAATATATGAGGGATAACAGTATTCTCTTCGTTGTAATCTCCAGGCTTTATGAAAATATAGTCTCGCGGTTGCGATTGGTCTACCGCCTCTTTGATCGTGGCGTATGGCATCCCAGGAACGTTTCTCTGAGCGGTTGCGTCATCTCCAGAAACAGCGTCAACAATGGTGACTGGTGCCGCGCCGCCGCCGCCGCCTGACATGAACGATTCGACGGCGAGGCAAAGCCTTCTCCAGGCTGAGAGCTTGTCCATAGAGCCAGGACAACTCAGCGACGGGTCGAACTTCCTCGCCACGCTGAGTATCGCTTGCTCCTCTGTTTCCGGTCGATTGCTCATGCTTTAATCTCGAACTGCCTGCGCCCCATTTCTGAGGCGCAGGCAGCTTTTTAATTCGGCCCGCCTTACGGGTCGCACGGCGGATGCTGAAGAACACCGCCTTGCAGGCAGCACTGAGGCAGCTTGCTCTCAGGCGGGAATGTCGGGCTCAGCGGCAACTGATCGCAAGCCCTGTAGAGCGTTCTCGCCGTCTCAAGACGATGGAATGCCGCGTATCCCAGGTCTGTGTCGAATGGCTGCGCGGCCATGCGGTATCTCGCTGCGAAGAAGCCCTTGTCCTCCCACAGGTTGCAGTCCCAGGTCGGCGACATCCACTTGAACGTGCCGTCGAACATCTGAGGCTTTCCGCGAGCTTGCGAATAGCCGTCGATGACTGGCATCTTCTCGACTTTCATCACCTTGGGATTGAAGAGGACGGAAACTCCAAACGGAGCCCTGTTGTAGTCGGGATTCGGCACATGATGCACGCCGATCTCGCCGTGAGCTTCAAGGTAAGGATAGACCCTGAAGAATCTCGGCCAGGTTGCGGGATCGTTCGCGTCGAACGCGGGAAGACTCGCGTTGTGATCAGTATCAGGGAAATACTTCATAGCGTTGGGATCGTATCTGAGAGCGAAGTTGCCCACAACCCTCTGAGTTCCCAGTGCCGTCTGAAGCATTTCGAGACGCTGCGCACTCTGTAGCGCGAACATGTCCCCTTCCCTGTTGTCGATCCGAGACCAAGTCCTGGCGTCGGTGTGAGATGGAATGATCACATCCAGCATGTTGATGCTGTCGAGAACAATCCTGCCTTCTCGCTCAAGGCCGATGATCGCATCCTCGAACAGTCCCGAAGACAGGATTGAGATTCGCTCAATGTCAGCCAGCGGAAGCCTTGCCAGGATGTAATTGGTGTTCACCTCGCCGTTCGCATACTTCTGGAAGACCCAGCCAGGACTTCCAAGCGTTCCGTTGATCGCGCCGTCAGCGGGATTCGTGGAATCAGAGACGCCCATGAACTTGTTTTCGCAAAGAGACGTGTAGCGCGAACGCATGAACTCGTTCACGACGTAGTTGTTGACAATCGCCAGCCCGTCGATCAAGTGATCAAGCTCTTGCTGCGGCCACTGCTTGAAGGCGAGTTGCTGCAAGCAAATCCACTGTGTCTGAAAGTCTCGCTGGACGAGGCGGTAGGTGTAAGACTCGCTCCCGTGATAGATCAACTCAGGATCGAAATCACACGCATCGGTCTCGCACGTAGTGGAGTTGATGGGTCGATACGACGGGTTGTCAGGGTGCTCGTTTGGAGGCAGAATCCTCAAGAGGCGGTGCCCCTTGTGCTCGGTGCCTGAGTTCAGAGTCCAGGTTCCCATAGGAACCTTGTTCCGACCGAAGTAAGGCGAAACGTTGGTCGTCTTTTTGACGAGGTCTCGATTGAAGTGTTGTTGCCCCTCGATCAGATAAGTATCGAGGTCTTCGACTGTAGCGCATGTTTGTTCCATGATCAGTTAATGTAGTTAAGGATTCACTTTGACAGTGGCCGCACTACACCTGATCAAGCACATGCTCAACCTGAGTCTGTCGCGCTTAAAAACTCAACTCCCAACGCGAAGAAGGAGCCAGATGAGCTGTCTATTTCCCTTTAATAAGCTTAAAAGCCTAATTAGTCAAATTATTTCTTCAGGACGAGCGGTTATTCTTTCTGAATTCACCGGCTAAAATACGCCTGCTAAGGTTGTGTCTCCAGTCTCCTTGTCCATTAGAATGAGGGGCTTGCGTAGATGCCTGTCCGTGCTGTCCTGCCCTTGGAACAGAAGAAGACATTTTTGAAATTTTCTCCTCAAGCTGCCTTATTTTCAAGCTCTGAGCCTTCATTAATGGGTAGTAAACGCATATCGCTCTCTGCTGGAGTGCTGCGAACTCAGCCTGGTCTTCCGCCGTCATGGGCGAAGAAAGCGTGTCCTCAGTATTTCTATGTATAGCAGCCTCATTCCTGATAACGTCAATCCCCATTTGAACAAGTATTTCGTCAGAAATTACCGATGGGTCTTCGACTTTTGAGAAAGTTGCTTTCGCGGAAGGGAAAATCTTCCTGGCATTGTCCGCTGTCTTCGCCATTTCAGCTTCTCTCTCCTTGGCAAATTGAATAGAAGTGGCATCGCTCTCTGCAATGGCTTGCTCTCTCTTTGCTAAGGCTGACTGAATGTCATTTAACCCTGAGCCAAATAATGCCTTCGCAGTTCCGTTTATTTCATCGGAGATTGCATCCATGTCCTCGGACTTGAAATCGGAAGTGATCCATTCATTCACTGCCTGCGCTATCCTCTCGGCTGGTATCTCAGCGCCTTGAGCAATTTTGCAAACGCTGGATATTGCATTCTCAAGAGGTAGGTCGAACTTTTGCTTGAACTGATCAGTCCTTGTCAGATCAAACTTTGCCAAAGACCTGTTGGCATCTTCAAGCTGCTTTTTGGTCTCATCGATCTGCTCTTGAAAGTTGCGTTCCTTTTCGGAAATCTCCCTTGCAAGATCGGCGTATTTAGCAGCATCGGCATTCTCAGACCTGAGAGCATCAATCTGGCTCTGAAGATCGGCCTTTTCACTTTTCAGTCGAGTGAATCCTTCAAGAACTGTCTCCGATGGAATTATCGGGTTGCCGTCTTTGTCCCTAAATACCTTTTCCTCCGGCTGAAGCTCCACTTGCGCAGGCTTACCTGAGTTGTCGTCCTGTCCTTCGATAGGAGCCTTAGAGCCGTCCCCTTCCTGTGCGGGGTCTCTTCCATAAATATCTTCCCCTGGATGATGCGGCTGGAACTTCAAATCAGGCTTTCTTGCATTAGGATCGCCCGACATGTGCCTGCCCTCTTGTCCGTCAGAGGCAAGGTATGCGTCCTGGTCGAATACCTCTGGCTCAGCATATTTCTCCTGAAGTATCTTCCTTACGCCAGCCCTGTCGGTGGGGATTCCCGTGTCAACATTTTGTCCCGAATCGTTATTCGGCAAACCGGAATCGCGTCTTGCGGACTCTTTGTTTCTTTGCTGCCCCCTGGCTCCAGGCATTGGCGGTGTAGGTATGGGAGGCTCCGATGCGTTGGGGTCAAAAATTTGAGGCTCACCTTCGCCGTCTCCTATTGTCGGCTTGCTTAACTGGGGCTGATGAGAACTTTGCGATGCGTCAGGCTGTACAAACGGCTCTGCCTCCTTTGCTGTGGCTGCCGCTTGCTCGAATCTAAGACTTCTCTGCTTTTTCATAGTGCCGATTCTGAATAGTCTGATTGAGCTTTTTGCGGAGGAATCTGAGATTCAGGAAGAGCATGATTCTTCAAGAAATCAACGCACATGAGCCAGCCTTCAAGCCTGCCCGCCTGTATGTGAGCCTGATGAGCGTGTTCAGTAGCTTCAATCTCAGGCTTATTATCCTCAAGGTAGGCGAGAACATGAACTCCGAGTTCAGTTCTGAGGAAATCGCTGATTCCGGCAGGTTTTCTAACTCGGTTCATTTTCTTGAGATTTCATCCTTTGCAGAGCAGCACTATCAACCGCCTCTTCCCTTCTAATCTGCGACAATTGCTGCTGTTCTGCAAGTCTAATCTGAGATAATTCACGCTGTGTAGCTAATTTTTGCTCTGCTTCACCGCTTACCCCCTGCTGTGAGGCTTCAGCAGCTTGCTGCTGGCCTCTCCTGAACTGCTGTAGTATATTGCGTATTTCCTCGCCCTTTGCCGCTATCTGGGCAAGATCAGAATTCGCGGTCTTCACAAAATCATTAAGCTCAGGATTCTGAGAGATCATATTAATGTGCTCCTGAATATGACGGCCAGCATTGATTATGAATGCAAGAACTGTCAAATTTGCATCCGGATCAAACCCGTCTGGTTGCCTGTTCTGCGCGTCAATTGAGGCTATGTCTTCGGATACCGACAGTATATGGGCTCTTATGTGGTCTGTGTGAACGTTTACAGAGGTCGGCCTTATATTTGCCAGGTTGAGATTGGGATTCCTCATTAACTCGTTCTCAATCCCAATGTCCCTCGCATCAAATCCGTCTTTCGGAAATCTTACAGAAGGAAGGTATGTCTCAACTGAAGCTGAGCCGCCATATGCAGCAACTCCATCTCTTGCAGCAAGCCATTGGCCTCGCGTGGTCGCGCTTGATCCGAGTGTGACGAATTCATTTATACCCCTTGCGGCAACGATTTTTGCACTCCTTGAACCAGCGGCGGATACGGACTTTGGAAGAATGTTAACTGATTCCGGTAGAGATGCCTCTAGTGGAATCATTGAAGCCTCAAGAGACCTATCGAATCGCTGCCTTGCCTCGTCATCTGATCCAGATAAGGTGATGAACTTCTTGTAAAGCTTTGCTATTAACGCGGTGTAATGCACGTTGAACTTGTTTAGCTGTCCTGTAACAAGGTCGGCTTTCTGCGACTCACGAAGCTCAGCTTCACCCTTTGTCCCAGACCTATTTCCGCTGGCAGATGATTCACTGAGAAGACCTATTCCCTTCTCAAGGTCTTCTTTAAGCTGAGCATTCGTTCCAAGCATCTTTGATATATCGACGCTTATTGGAACCTGGACGAGGCTCGCTGTAGGTGGCAGAACTGCAAATGGGCGCATTGTTGTCTGGCGCATCTTCCTGATAGCGTCCTCATCTGTGCCTTGAAACATCAACATGGCAGACTGTAGTGCTCCATCAACCGCGCTGTTCATAAACCTGTCATAGGACTCAGACTGCGCAAAAAGCTGCTCTCCGTAGCTCCTTATCTCATGTATTTTCCCCCCGCCGCTGCTTGAAATCAGAATAGAAAACACATCCTCCATAGACTTAGCGAATTCAGGTCTACTGAATGCAAATCCTTTCGGGTTTATGGAGTCGGACAACCCATTATCTTCGGCGGAATCGCTGGAAGTGCCCTCGACAGGAATCCTCATTGGAGTTCCGTCATTGTTTTTGACTCTATCAGAATCCGTATCAGAATCGCCGACTGTAGTTGATTCGTTGACGGAAGAGTCCGCAAAGAATATGAGCTTTGTTATGCTGTCATCGAACTCCTTGACATAAAGCTCTATTACCTGTATTTCCGCTGAGGCGGAGCCTTCAAGAACGACTTCGCCCCTGTTGATCCTCTGTATGGTTTCCAGGCAATCGGTGCCGGTTTGATGGAATCTATCATCCCCGCTTCTTCGAGAAGACAGCTTTGTTACCACCGCATCAATGTTCCATCCTATCTGTTCAGCCTCGGCGTGATTTCTGATCTTTTTGAATAGCTCAGTCTCAGTATAGCAGGTCTTTACGGCAGCTATCTCCCACTTCTCAACGTCCGTGCTGGCCTTATTAGGAAGGAGGATGCTGCCGTTGGCAAGAAAGTCAGGCACCCAGTCAGACTGGTCGGGCCAATATGCAAATGTAGACCCGTAAAGCGATAGGTCGTCCGATTGCATCTCAAGCATGGGCAGGAACCACTTTGAGAGCATCAGCGTCTTGCTGAACAGTTTGGTTATATCAACCGAGTATCTTTGAGCCTCTTGAATGTCCAGCGTCGGATCAAATTCTTGCTTAACTGTATCAACCTCAATATTTGCAGGCGCGTCGCGCTCTGACACATAGTCATAAAATATCGAAGAAATCTGATCCACGCCTAGAGACAACTGGCCCCAATTCACATTGGTGCTGTCCTCTATGCCTTGCTCCTCAAGAGTGGCCTGGTCTGTGGGCCTGTGTCTGTTCTTTGCCCCGTAAAGTTTTTTTCTCTTCCCGTCTCTCAGTGAGTCGCCTTGAAGCAACTCACTGTAAGCGGCCCAGGCTTGGCCTGCTGTGGATATTCTTGCATTCGGCACAGTGCCGTTTGGCAAAACATTATTTATCAGTGAATCGCTCATTATTTACCAAGCAGTTTTTTTAGCGCGTCCTCAGCCTCATTCATTTTCTGCCTTCTTCTTTGGCATCCTGAGCACCCCTTCGCCTTTTTTTCAAGTGTTTCCTTGTCCTTGCGAATACCAAGCCGCCTGCTAACATTGTCCGCTCCTCTTGCTACAGCATGTATCAGCCTAGCGGTCTTGTCGCCTATTCCAGAAGTCCCCCAGCAGTAGTTATTGTCTTCAGGAAGCCTTGAGCAAATCTGCTCTTCCACAAGCCTCTCAAAACTTTCAGGATTTTCAAGTTTGTTATTTGCGTAGAAAGCAGCTACTAGTCTTACTAGTTCAGAGAACGACACGGGAGTTGTTATAGACTGCACTGATCCATCAACTTCAACTAGAAATGACCAGCCACCAGGAGGACTCTTCCATCTGTCTCTGATCTCCATAATAAACAACTGATCCAAAAGCTCAATTATGTCAATTATTAATTCATACGACATTGATCTTCAAGACCACGATCTCAACGAATTAGAAATCGAATTGATTGGATTTAGAGCAAATGGGAGGCCATTAAGAAGTTTAAATAACTCGGACGGCTCGCCTGCCAGGCTGCTGAGCAGATTTGATCACATGATCAACATATCAAGAATGATATGGGGGGATAAGGTCGAAGTTTACAAGGATGGGGTAGAAAATACTTACATGACAAGAATATGGAAGGCTCTTTGCTCGAACAAAAGAGTCGGTCTTGCTGGGTGCGCGAATTCATGCAAAAGCTTCTCGGTTTCAACATATTGTATAATATTCGGAATGGCTTTTCCTGAGTCAACTTCCATATTCGTATCCACTACTTCATCTCTAGCTGCTGACGATAGAATGTGGGGGGAAATAAAAAGCCTGCATGAAGCTTCTCGAACTAAATTCGGCCATGTAATCGGAAACAAAAAGACGCTTTCATTTGAAGAAAAAGACCCAAAACAATCAATAACTGACTCAAGAAACTCAATAAAGGTGGTGCCCATACCTGCTGGCAGAGATGGAAAAGCGGCGATTGGAACAATAATCGGAAGAAAGAACCAGCATGTAATATGGGTAATAGACGAGGCTCCGAATATGGAGCATTACGTCCTTGATAGTCAAATTGTAGCTAATCTGAACGCTAATCCATTTTTCCAGCTAGTCGTAATTGGAAACCCAGCATTCAGAGATGATCCTCATGGAATTTTTTGCCAACCTGTCGGAGGCTGGGAATCCATACAAGATTCTGATAACGAATGGAAAATAAAGTCTGGAGGAGTCTGCGTCGTGCTTGATGGGCTTTCTTCTCCAAACTATGACGCGCCTAACGGAAATGTTCCATTCCCCTACCTAATGCACGAAGCAAAGAGAATATCCCAAGAGGAGGAATGCGGAGGAAGCGAAACTCTTGCCTACAGCAGAATGGTAAGAGGAAAATGGAGTAGTGCATCCATGTCATCCACTATACTGTCAAAACAATTTGTTCAGCAATACGGCGCAGATAAGATACCTGTTATGGGAACTGGAAAGTTCACAAGAATAGCAGGAATAGATTCAGCAATAGTTCAAGGAGGCGACAAGTGCTGCATGACTATAGGTCTAGTTGGCGATGACGCGCTTGGAACAAAAGTCGCTGTTATGGAGGGAGAGCCAATAGAAATAAATCCCACTATAGTCCCAGGCCAAGAATACGCAAAGCTGCTCGCTGCTAAAATTGTAGGAATATGTAGAACAAAGGGAATTATGCCGGACGGAATTTTCCTTGATGTAACAGGTGACGGCGGAATACTCGCTCAGCACATATCAACACTTTTTGGAGGCGAGCCCATAAATCTAGTCACTGCAAAAGGGACTCCAGACGATAGAAAGGTCTCATCTGTAGACACCAGAACTTGCAAGCAGGCTTATGACAGAAAGATCACTCAGATGTTCTATGAAGTAAGGCTTGCTATCCAGTTTGGTGTATTCAAGGGGTTTCCGGTAGAATCTCAGGCTGCGTCAGAGCTATACCAGAGAAGATTCAACCCAAAGGCTGCTGGAGGAAAGATTTCAGTAGAAACGAAAGAAGAGATGAGGAGGCGCACCGGAATGAAGTCTCCTGACGCATCTGACTCAATCGTATTCTTTGTTCACGGATGCCTTGCTAAAGGAGTTCAACTTACAGGAAAGCCTGCGCCTTCAGCAAATCCACTCAAGATAAACACCGTAGTGAGGAACGCAATGAAGAGGAGGCGTGGAATGGGCAAGCGAAGAAGGTCTCCATATTCTGACCCCTCTCTTTCAGGATCGTCTTACTCTGAGTCCCCCTGGTAATTTATGGTTGAACCATAAATTAACTTCCAGCATCAGTAGGAAGAATAATATCCGGCTCCTGCATTGGAACTGTCTTTGGCATCTCCCGATCCCTTATGTTTTCCCTGACGACCTCCAGGCCCTTTTCGCTAATGTCGCTTCCTGTGCCAGAGTCCCTTGCCATGAAGGCTACGATTGCGACACAAATTGTCATCATCAAATCGATGATTTCCCTTGCGCTTGGAATCAATTCACTGATTCTCAGCATCATCTCAGGGCTGGAATCAACGAACGCGCACGCCAAAAGCAAAACGCCGAATGTGGTTGTCTTTTTGTTCCTGATAGCCGTATCTATTGCTTCTCCTATTTTCATGCGAACATAATATACGATATTCATCAGGTGTCAAGGCTAAGAATTGCTTCTCCACTTGTAATCAACAATCAGGATTGATTCGCATATGGATATTCTCTGAACTTTATTGAACCTCCTTTCTGAAAGCATGGACTCAAGCCCCTTGTAATTTGAGCACGCCACCTCTACTGCCAGTTGCTTATCCTTGAACTTTTGAAACCTTCTCCAAACGCTAGGCTCAACAGTGCAGTAGTTTAACCCTACACACCTTGAAGCCATTAAAAGGGACTCGAATCTCATTCCGAAACTAAATGCAGCGATTGGGCTGTCTGTCGGCATTGAGTGCGCCCTCTCTATCACACACGATTGTGCTCCTAGCTGCTTGTAAGCCGAGAACATCTCGATTAATGCGTCCCTGTTGATATACCTTTTCATCTTGGGCTTCTTGGCGTCATTCTGATCTCTTGCAGGCGTCTTTTTTATAGGCATAGGATTAACCCTAATCACATTGCACCCCCTGGGCTCAACAAGAACCACTGAGCCGGTTATTCCTGGGTCTGCCCCTATGAAAATGGTGTCCATTATTTAGATGCCCAATCTCCTATTTCAGATGAATTTATTCCCTCGCTCTTTTTAAAAACGCTCCTCAAGAAGCAGATAGTCTCCGACCTTTTCTCACTTTTTGTGAATGCGTTAAACTCGCACTTGAATGCAATCTTAAAACTTGAAGGCTCAAAATGCCCAGTTGCGTGAAAGTGTCTTATCAAATCAAGTATGTCACTTCTTAGATTGAATGAAAACAAATGACTTGGAGGCATACATAGTGCGCCGAAGCCCTTCATTGAAACCCTGCAATATATCAAGTCCCCGAACTTTCCGCTCTCCCTTGAAGACCTAATTAGACGCTCAGATATAGGGTCTGTAAAGTAGAACCTTTCCATTCCTGAATATTTCGACAGTCCTCCATCTTGAGCAGCCTTGACATAAAGTTGCTTGCAAAGAGTTCTTGATTTCTGAACGTCTTGATCAGAAACAATCACGGTCTTAAAAAGGCTCTTCTTCTCTGACATAGTTTATAGGCTGTGAATGAGGAGCTTCCATAAACTGAAGCGACTCGTTATCGAAATAAAATGGAATAATTGGAAGCTGATGGCCGCATTTTTTATTCTTCCTGACATAAACCCTTCCGCAAGGATTGTTATCGTCCTGAGTCTTGAAAACATTTCTCCTAGTGCTTCTATTGAACTGCTGTCCAGTTTCCTGCTCTTTCTGCCTTATCTCGGCGTCTTTCCCGCCTTCCCTGAAAACAACGTAGATGTTATGCGCTCTATTCACTAGGTCTCCGCTGCCCTTAATTGTCGCAGGCGGACTCTTCATTCCATCTGGGCCAGGTTTCGTTGAGTGAGCCACTAAATGCACATGGCATCCCGTGTCCCTAGCAAACTCAAAAAGACTCATTACAACTTGCCTGTGACGCTCGTAATCCGTCTCCTCGACATCAAGAGTTCCAAATGAATCTATGACGACCTGGCTGACTCCAAACCTTCCGTAAACATACCTCATGTTTTCTAGGAGGTCTTTGACATTCGCCTGACCGTAGCAATCGTATATGAATATTCTGTTTTCAAGGCACGAAAGGGCCTCTCTTTGTGAGATTGAAGAGTCTCCGCCTTTTGCCTGCCTCTGCATCCTATCAATTATCTCAACGGGAGTCGTCTCCATTGACGCTATAAACGCCTTGTGGTTATGCCTGAATGCGAGATGAAGCATTAGGTGATTCACAATTTCGCTCTTGCCTGAATGGGAGTGCCCGCTCCAGAGCGTGAGTTCATGCTTCCTTACCTTGATAATGTCGCCCAGAAGGAATGGGTCTCCAATGCTCGCTGATTCATCTTTTGAATACTCCTCAAGCCGCTCTATCAGCGATACTGGAGTCAGAACACTAGATTTATATACCGGCTCAGCCTTAGCGATATACTCCGAGGGGTCTATCTGATTTAGATGGCATTCATTTGGGTCTTTTAGCGGCAATGAGCATACTCTGCACCTGTATTCACCAACTCTTTTGCACACATTCTCAATTGAGCTTCTTACACTTTCTGACTTCCTTGGGTCTCTCTCGTTATCGAAGCAAATAACAATATCCCTAAAGCAACTCAAAAAGTCCCAGCAATTAGCTATCCAGTCGGTCTGAGATGACTCTGCAACCTTGAATCCGTTAGGTATAGAAACCGCGTTCACGCCATACATCCACAGCGTAATGCAATCTATTTCACCCTCACAAATAACTAGCGTGTTAGACTCCATGTCAGCCCTATTCATTCCGAATAGTGACAGAGTTGTGCCCGCGCTCATCCATGAATCCTTCTCGCCATTAGGCCCCCTTTTGACTTTAAAATATTTCGTCATCAGGTGCCTTTTTTCTTGAGAAAGAAAGACGAAAACATAGGCGTCATCGTTCATTGTCTGCTGAACCAATTCCTTGAAAAGCGTAGGGTCTAGCTTCCTTTGTTCCGCAAGATATTTATACACGTTCCCGCCGTGAGAAACCGGTATGAAATCCCTTGCTGGCTTTGCCCTCTTGCTTTTCTTGAAAATCTTCTTGGGCGCAGGGAGCGGATTGAATCCATGAATCGAATTCAAATCTCTTACTGCCTCTCTGAGAGTAATGCCCTTATTCAGTCTCCAAAGGTCTATAAGGTCTCCGGTTGCTTCTTCGGGGCTTGATGGATTTCTGTCGCTCCATCTTCCTGCGTATTGCCCTGTCAAAGTAACATCCAGGGACTTTCCAGCTTCGCCTCTAACGCTTCCTATGTGAAACTTTCCTCTTACGATCTTTCCTTCAGGGAATAGGTCTCTGCAAAAAGATTCTGCGCTTGAAGCTAAAAAACTACTTAACTCCGATGCGTCTTTCATTTATAGTAATTCAATGGGTTTGGCTTTTTTCAGCATTGCATTCGGTAGGGAATACGAACTGCTGAACTTGGAACTTGTCAATTCTATAGACAAATTGTCTGTAGAAGACTGCACAATCTACACCCTGACTGGCCATGACTCAAGTATTAAAGAGAAAATATGCGACAGGCATGTGATTCTTAATGCTTCGACAAAAGAACTTTGTGAGATGAATGGCCTAGACCACACTCCTAAGAATGCAGCAATTGCGGCGAAGTGCTCTATACCCAGAATTTGTGAAGAGAACATCTTCATCTACCTAGACAGCGACACGATCTTGCTCAAAAGCATAGACTGCATTTTCAGACTTATTGAGTCTGGATGGGAAATGGCGATTTGCCCTTCACTCAACCAGGGTGCTAGATGGCTGAAGCACGTAACTCAAGAGGAGAGAGACTACACGCTAAGCCTATTCGGCTACAAGGAGCTTCAACTGCAATCTGGAATGTTCGCCTGCAAGCGGTGCATTAACACTGACGTGCTTATGTCGTGCTGGCTTAGCGAGGTGGGGAGGTTTCAGGAATACGATCAAGGTGCCTTGATGAGAGCACTAGTAGGATGCACAATAAAGTATTACACGTTGTCCAACTCGTTCAACGGTATTACCAGGGATTGCCATGTGCTTCATCGATTCTGTGATAAGAATTGCCGATAACAGAATTTTAGTTCCTGAATCATTTTTTCTTATCATAATATCACCTCCAATCGTCCGCGTGTCACGGATTACGATAAGCTAACACGGAGATGAATTCAGTCAATGATTTATTTTCGATCTAGTTTATGGTTGAACCATAAACTGCTAAAGCCCAGGGATCGCTGGTCTAGCATGATTGTCAAAGGAGTGGGATATTCTTCCCGTGACGCGAATCGTAGTCGGGATCATTAGCTCCCTAGTTCTCCTCTGCTGCTCAAATATGTAATGCAACTCGTCGTTCGGCGAATAACCGTAATAGTATGGGTATGGGTATCCGTGTCCCAGTTCACTGAACGATCCCGCGCATGACTTCAATGACAGAAATGCTGCCGCAAGGAATGGCCACGCTTTGCGTTTATTTTTTTTCATATAAATCTATTTTCAGACAACTCTTCAAGAAAAAGAAAACAAAGAAAAAGGCGGTAAAAAAGAAAGAAAAGAAAAAGAATCATTTTCTTCTTAGTACTTATTATAATAATAAGAAAAAATCAGTCAAGAATGAAAGTCCTTTTTTTTAGGTCAAGGCATTAAAAAAAAGAGAGATACAAGGCGCGGCGGCCAAAAAATCGGGCAAATCAGACTTTGAAATGTCTAAAAGCCCTGATTTCACATAGTATTTCAGAATTGCGCTCTGTGGAAGCTGTAAATCCAAGCAAATTATTGCTGCATTAGAGCACGGAACTCCCTCTTCTGAGTTTGAATAAAATACTTTCCCTTCAGATATTAGTCGAAGAGAATCTCTTATTTCACAGTAAGGGAGAAATAGAAATCCATCAACTGAGAATGGACAGGCTTCACAGCGGCAATGCGTCTTAAAATGAGAAGTGCCCAGGTCAAGAAGCCGACCTGGGCACCCGTTCCCCCCATTGTCCCCGCGTGAGCGGGCGATCAGAAATTCATTTGAACTCAATTCCGAGCCCAGCTTCTTTGTTACCCTTGAACAATTCGGCAAAAGCTTTGTCGCGCTCTTCTTCAGTTTCAAATTCGTATTGGAGTTCATCGGAGGTTGAGAACGAAACGCCAGCGAATACACCATCCTCTTCGGAAGTGGGTTTGAGCGTGATGCTAATCCCCTTCTTTCCATCAAGCTCAACTGAGAGGATGCTTCCAAGTGAAGGGAATTCATGCGTTACCTCGCCGCCTGTGACTCCATCATCGTCGAAAAGAATTAGCGCGTCGTCACCCCCTAAAGTGAATGACCCGTCTTCATTCGAGGAAAGTCTCCAGGAGCAAGAAGAAAAAGCCAGTAGGGAGCATGAAACTAAAGACAGAGAAGCGCAGAATGTCTTATTCATGCGCTAAATATAGCAAATCCGCAGAATATGTCAAGAGAAATATTCTATTGAAGCGGCGTGGCCTTGAAGCTCCTGCTCGACTTGCAACGCGATTGACTGGGCCTCGGCCTCCATATCGTCGCGCTTAACGTCGGTGTTGAAGAAGAACTGCCTTTCGAGCGTGGTGACTTCGTAAGCCTTTTCGCTTCTGATTCCATCAACGACTCGGACTATGACATTGACGAAGAATCCGACCGGATTTTCTGGGAGTTCGTTTTTTTCCATTTTAAAATGAGGGCTTGAACTTTTGATTTAATGAATATGGCTAAATGAATAAGCGCAACGAAGAGCAGCATCAAAACAAAAGCCACTCCTACAATTATCCAAGGAACCCATCCAAACATAATGTCTAGCCCTCCTCCAGAGAAGTTTGAAGCTAATCCGAAGGAGGGCTAATGCAGTTTCGAGAGACGTGGCGACCGAGAGTTCCCAATCCCTTGCCAGCAACAATGCGCTGGCCGACCGCAAATTTGCAATCCTAACCCGACTACCCTAGCTGCATAGACCGAAGTCATGTTGAAAATCTACACGAATTCCTTGAACTTGTCAAAGAAAATTTAAACATCAATTATCACGGCCTGGGCACTAATTGAAAACAAGTCCTTGAAATCAGACTCAGGAATGAAGAATTGACCGTAGTCCCCGTAGACCGCTCCGTATGAATTCAAGAACCTGAGCATCCACTTTTTCTTGCCCTTCTTCTGACGCTCCCTTCCGATAAGCAGATAGGCGTGGTGGCCCTTCTTTTCACCAGAAACTTTTACAGCCTTGGAAATACAGCCAGGGTAATATATGTCGGAGAACCACCTGGTTGCAACTATCACGGGCTTCGATTCCTCGTAAAGCCCTGACATCAAATCCTTGTAGTCCCACCCCCACCTGATCGTGACTGGGAAAC